TCTAACATTGTTTATATTTCGGATAACAGATTGCTTTTCAAAACAAGTTAACTTTTTTAAGTCTTCAAAAGTCCAACACATTTCTTTACATAACTCTATATCTGAGTCTAGCTCTTTTTTTCTGTCTCCGATTTCTGAAAATCTGATGACCAACCATTTAGTTGGTTTATTTCATCCATTACCTTTCCTCTTTCTTTTAAGGTTAGTATGTTGTAATCTTCATCAGTCATGTCTGCACTATTTTTTATGAGTGCTACTATACTTTCAATTTTGTTTTCGATTTTTTGAATCTCATCAAACTCTATCGCTAACAATTCATGAATTTTGAACTTCTTACCGTTAACTTCTATTTCTTTACTTTCCATTTTACCTCCCTTATAATTTAATTAATAAGGATTGTAGTTTGGTTCTCTATCAAAACAACTACCAACAACACTTTGTGGTCTTATCTCAAGAGTAGCTTCAGTTGGACCTTCTATACCTGTTGGTGCATCAATAGACATCAATCTACAATTATTTAATCCGAAAATTGCATGTTGACTACCTACTGCTGTAACATCTCTATCCATATCAATAGTACAATTAAATACTCCGCCATCTTTTAACAAGTCTTGATAAAAAACGTCAATATCTTCTGCATCTAAATCCATGGTTGCTGTCAAAGCATAGTCTCTATTCAAAGGAATAGGTGCTGCAATGTCTCTACTTCCATTCAAATAATGTGGTGCTTCTAAGTTATTGTTAATCTCAAACTCAAAAGATTTTAAAGTATCTACTGTTGTTCCACTAATTGTTACTGAACAATCACTCCACAAGAATGGTGTTAAACCACTTATTGTGCTAGTTGTGCTTGAAGTTCCTGAACTAAATGTTAATGTTTGTCCAATGTAATCTACTGCCACTTGTACTTTCTCACCTTGAGATGCACTTACTGTAACTGCATTTGGAATACATCCATTAATTGTTCTTACAAAGTTTTTACCTGTTCCAACTCCCTGTTGAGAGTCTTCCAATGTAAAACTCATTGGTGTTCTTAAAACTCCAGTTCCACTAATAAAAGCGTTACCCCAAACATTTGTTTCAACTTCTGTTGCTAAGTGAAATGATTTATCAGCACTTGCTGAATCAACTATAGAACCAATTGCATAGAATGGTATTCTCATGTTTGCTGGATTATAAGTTAATGTTCCTGTAACATCTCTTGGTCCATCACTAAACGAATCAAAATTTCTAGTACTTGTACCTAGATATCTAGTTTCAACAAGATTCTCTGCATCATCTACTGAATGGTCTGTAACTTGTCCAATCCATGCAACACTACCAGTAATACCAGTCGTACTTGCATTTGAATAAGTCCCACTTTCTAAAAGCATTACTACTTTGTTTTGGTCACTTACATAACGAGTCATATTTTACCTCCATTTTATTTAATTAATATTATAGAACATATAATTGAATTGTCCTACTCTTGATTTAATTCCTCTTTCCCCATCTTCATCTACTTCAACTGCACTTGTCATTGAAAAATTATATAAATTATTATCAATACTCCCTGTGCTTGTTGTGAATTGTAAATTTCTTAATACTAAATAAACATCATTAAATAATTCATCTTTCTCTTTTTGATTTCTACCCCACACTCTTATTTCAAGATTCATTTCCACATCCATTGCTGTTGTTTGCATTCCTGCTCTAGCAGCCTCATAATTTGTTAATCTAATTGTAATTAGTGGGTATTTTACTTCTCTCTCAGGATAACTTGTCATAATAAACTTAGAACTACTACCCCGCTTAGTACTTATTGGGTCTGTTACACTAGCTAAACTATTCTTAATAAAAAATAATGTGTCTCTAATAAATGTTCCACTTTCAATTGTCATCGCTTTGACTCCATTGTAACTCGCTTGCTACAATAAAATTAACTCTTCAAAGTTTAAATACATTGATTAAAGAAGTATATAATTAATAATAGATAAACATGCACGCTAAATCTATCATTCTGATAGTTAATAAGAAACCAATACCAAATCCACAAAATGCATCAAAGGTATTTCTATTCATTTTTGTCCATACCCACCAGCAATATCTTTGGACTAGTGTTTTCATTTAAAAGGAATAAAAACATAGTATTTAAATCTTCTTATTCACTGCTTTTTTGACTTCTTTATTTAAAATCTTAAGAACATTTATTTTCTCTCTACTCTTTGTATTCATAAAATGTCTTCTAGCGTTGAACTTTCTTGTTCCAAACTCTAAGAACTTTGCATATTCTAAGTCTGAGAACACCATTGCACCGAATTTACTTGTCACTTTATCAACACTATTTATGAATCTACCTGTATCAACACTTCTATGTTCTGCCTTTCTTCCTGCAATTGATAACTTAACTTCATTTTGAACATGTAGTGCTGCATTTATTAGACCTATCTCTGTGCCCTTAGTAATGTTTTTAGATTTTTTATTTAAGAATTTTTGTGTTTGTTTTACTCCGAGAATTTCAATTTGAACCATTATCTAAAACTTAATGACCCTGTTGTTAATCTTCGAATATATACTTTACAATATATCTTTTGGTCCTCAACTTCTGGAGCCATTCCTCCTGGAATCATTGTGAATATTTGGTCTGTAACAGTTTTGCTTCCTAATTGCACCTCTACTTGCATTTCACTTCCTGTAAAATTTAAAGAACCAGTAACATATAATCTTTGGTCGCTATCAAGTAACTTTCCTTGTTGAACTAAAACGCTATCTGCTTGTCCTATTGGTAAAACAACTCCACTAGTCCATAATGTGTTACCACTTTTACTTAAAGTTACTTCATCATCCCATACAGAGCCCACAGACAAAGAATAATAGGTAATACTGATTGGTTTGCCGGCCCTGTTTATAATCTCATTGAATCCTGTTTGTAAACTATCCTTTAAAGTCAACTTAGACTCCTACTGAACCTTGCTTTTCGGCCAATTGCATTTAACTTCATTTCTCCCATCGTTCTTAATTGTGCTGATGATAAATCTTGTCCTGTTGAAGTTATGCTCAATTCTGCCAATTTTAGGTCTGCTCCTCCTGAGTCTGCATTAATCATATCTAATGTGTTTGCGTTTGCAAAGTCTACAATCGCTGGTTGATAAATTGCATCTATAGAATTTGAACCGATTGCTGTTCCAACAAAATTTGCTACATGTTGTCTGGACATGTCAACAATCTCAACCATGTTCCCACTTACACCTGTGGTTACATTTAAATTTTCTGTAATAAAACTAGCAATAGAACCTATTGTGTCTAACGCCATTTAACTTGCTCCCGAAGTAAATAAATTACCCTTTGCATCACATGCTACTGGAACGTATACGTCGTTAGCACTATCATAAGCAACAAGTACTACTGCACTTACCGCTCTTGTTGATTCTTGTTCACTAACCCCTAAACCAGAGGTGTTTAATGTTATATTTTCTGATACCATTTTTCCTCCCTTATGCTTATCGCCTCTCGGCATGCTCTTCGGCGTTTACTTTAAACTAAAACCCGCCAAGTGCTTCCACCTGCAGACATGTTAGTACCTAGTGCGATGTAATATTCGCCAGTTGAAATATCGTATGCAATTCCACTTAATTGGTTTGATGTTACGATTGCGTTTGGGTCTCCCTGAACTACCAGTAACTTTGGTATTCCTTCAACCATATACGTTCCAGATGCGTTAGCTTGACTAACTAATCCGTCATTCAACCCTAAAAGGGTACTTCCTGTTGTTAATACTGCCATGTTTTTTCTCCTAATTTAATTGTGATTTTTTATAAAAAAAATAAAAAAAATAAAAAGAAATCTAACTTTAACTTGATGTAATCTTTGAAACAGCGTTTGCTCTTAATAGCTTAACGTCAATTCTTTGGGTTACACATGCTCCTTGCATGTCATACGTTGGTAAATCAAAGTTCTCCACGGTAATGTCTCTCTTAACTGCGATTGCATATGCTTGCATTCTATCGAATACATAAGCATATTTAGCATAAGTACTGCTTGGTGCAGCGTTTGTACTAAATCTTGCTACATTCATTCCATAGATTGTACCAATAAAACCTCTTTGCATCATATCAACATTTCCTGCTTTGTTTGCTTCTACAAACGTATCAATATTCCGTAAATCATTAACAACTTCCATTCCAACAATTAAATCTGTTGGTGTATAGTCATTATTTTCTACAT